TTATGTTGCAGAACATATATTAAAAAATTAGGATAACACATATAAATTTCGTATATTAGACGCATGAAAAAAATAAAAACAGATTGGCCACAAAGTCAAAAACTTAAAAAAGCAGATGGAACTGTTGCCTATATTTGGGATGGTAAATTACATAATTGGGGGGGACCAGCTTTAATACCTGAAGGTATTGAAAGAAAAGGTGAATATTATTTGTATGGTATTCCTATGAGTAAAGAGGAACATAAAGAGGCAATTAGCCAACAGTCTGGTTTACCCTGGTATAAAAAACCAGCACCTAAGGGAATGAATCATAGAAATTAATAAAAAAAATAATATGAAAATAGGTTTATGTGGTACAATGAGTGTAGGTAAAACTACATTAGTAAATGCTTTAAAAGAATTAGAGCAATTTAAGGACTATAATTTTGCAACAGAACGTAGCCAACATTTAATGTCATTAGGTATTCCTTTAAATACGGACTCAACATTAAAAGGACAAACTGTATTTTTAGCTGAACGTTGTGGTGAATTAATGCATGATAATATAATTACAGATAGAACTATACTAGATGTAATGGCGTTTACAATAAATGCTAAATCAATACCCCATCAAGATAAAGAAGCATTTGAAACATATGCTAGTGAATTCATTAGAGAATATGATTATATATTTTATATATCCCCTTATGGGTTAGAAATTGAGGATAATGGGGTACGTGAAACGGATGAACATTATAGAGATTTAATTGATTTTACAATTACCACATTAATCAAAAGACATGGCCATAAAGCGGGCGCAATAGAAAAAATATCTGGATCTACAGAGGAGCGAATTCAACAAATATTGAATATTACTAACCTTTAACATATTTATAATAAAATCTAATTATATTATACAATGAAAAAATCTGAATTAACCGCCTTTATTAAGGAAGAAATTAAATCATCACTAACAAGTGAAGACACTCAACAAGATATTAAAGATACAGAAGAGCTAACTAAGGCAGTAGCGGATTTAGCTAAGACAAAAGAAGAAGCAGGTATATCAGAAGAAAATATAGGTTTAGCTGATTTAGAAGAAATGGGGTATGATGCTGGAGAACAAGCATTTGAAAAAGTAAAAGGAATGTTTAAAAACAGACCTGATTTTCAATCTTATAAAAAAGGATACATGCAAGGATTTATTGATAATGCTGGATCCTATGGCTTATCAGAAACTGTAACTGAAGATGAAGACGGAGAGGTATTCAACCCTGATGCTAAAGTTAAAAAAACTAAAGGTTTAGCTAAAGCAAAAGAAGAATTAGCTTTATTAACTCGTGAAATGAAATCATTAGCTAGAGAATATTCAAAAGCTGAAGGTGATGATAAAGAAAAATTAGTTAAAATCTTAAAAGACAAAACTAAATTAAAAAAAGAACTAGAAAGTATTCTAGATAATAAAAAGATATAATGTCATCTAAAGAAAGGTTTTTATATTTCGCCATAGTATTTTTTGGTGTCTATTATTTAGTTAATATGTACTCCTCAAATGAGGAAGAATACATTACTGAGTATAATAGTAAAATAGAAGCCTTGAATGATAAAATAAATTCTTTACATAATATTAATGAAGATCTAACATTAGAAATTAATGTGTTAACCACTCAAATATCAGTATTAGACCAAGAAATTAGTAAGCAAGATAGCAAAATAGTTATATTAAAAAAACAAACAGATGAGAAAGTTAATAATGTTGATTCTTATAGGGATGATGAGCTTGAACAGTTTTTCACAGAACGTTATAGACAGTACCTCGATTCGATTACAAAAACCGATAGTCCGTCTAGTAATTAAGGATTTAATAATTGGAGATAGTTTTAAAAAAGAACTAAGTTTAATAACAACCAAATATTCTTTACTAGAAAATAAGGTAATATTAAAGGATAGTGTTATTAACAATCTTAACTTTCAAATAAGTAATTTTAATTCTATATTATCAACTAAAGGATCTCAATTAGAATTTACTAAACAATTAAACAATAAGTTAAGACTTGAAATTAAAAAACAAAGGCTTAAAAATAAAATTTTAGGTGGTGCTGGTTTAATAGCAATAGGTGGGGTAATACTTATATTAAAATAACTGCATGTCAGATTTAAAAAAAGTTATACGTCAAGAATATCTTAGGTGTGCCCAGGATCCAATACATTTTATGCGTAAATACTGTTATATACAGCATCCACAACGTGGTCGCATACAGTTTAATCTGTACCCATTTCAAGAAAAAGTATTAACGTTATTTCAAGAAAATGATTATAGTGCTATATTAAAATCTAGACAATTAGGTATATCTACTTTAGCGGCGGGTTATTCATTATGGTTAATGACATTTCATAAAGATCGAAATGTACTAGCATTAGCAACTACACAAGCAACAGCAAGAAATTTAGTAACAAAAGTACAATTTATGTGGGAGAATTTACCCTCATGGCTTAAAGTAGATTCTGCCGAAAATAATAAGTTATCTTTAAGATTAACTAATGGTTCAAAAATACAAGCTAAATCCTCAAACGCTGATGCTGCACGTTCAGAAGCAGTATCTTTACTAATTATTGATGAAGCAGCCTTTATTGATAATATTGCTGAGACATGGGCATCTGCTCAACAAACATTAGCAACGGGTGGGGGTGCTATTGTATTATCAACTCCTTATGGTACAGGTAATTGGTTTCATCAAACGTGGGTTAAAGCTGAAAGTGGAGAAAATGATTTTTTACCAATCAAACTACCATGGTATGTACACCCAGAAAGAGACCAAAAATGGAGAGATGCTCAAGATGCTTTATTAGGTGATCCTAGATTAGCAGCACAAGAATGTGATTGCGATTTTAGTACATCAGGTGATATAGTATTTTATAATGAATATCTAGAATATTACGAAAAAACCCACATTAAGGACCCACTAGAACGCAGAGGAGCAGACCAAAACCTTTGGGTATGGGAAAATGCTGATTATACTAGATCCTATATGGTGGTAGCGGATGTTGCCCGTGGAGATGGAAAAGATTTTTCTACTTGTCATGTAATGGATGTTGAAACTAATGTTCAAGTAGCTGAATATAAGGGACAAATTGGTACAAAAGAATTTGGCCATTTATTAGTAGGTCTAGCTACAGAATATAATGAAGCATTACTCGTAATAGAAAATGCTAATATAGGATGGGCTACAATACAGGTAGCAATAGATAGAAATTATTCTAACCTTTACTATTCACAAAAGAGTGGAGAAGCCAATGCTAATTCGTATTTTGACAAATATCAAGACCATTCAAAAATGGTAGCCGGTTTTACAATGTCATCTAGAACACGACCTATGGTTATAGGAAAGTTCCAAGAATATATAGCAGATAAAGGTGTAACTATTCATTCAAAGAGGTTAGTTGAAGAAATGAAGGTGTTTATTTGGAAAAATGGTAGAGCAGAAGCACAAACGGGTTATAACGATGATTTAGTTATAGCATTTGGTACAGCAATGTACATTAGAGACACAGCCCTTAAATTTAGACAAAGGGGAATAGATATTACAAAACAGTCAATAAACAATATGTCTGTTACTAGAACACCATATCAGGGGAGTTATGGTATTAATCAAAAAGTAAAGAATCCATACGAGATCGACACCCCAGATGGAAAAGAAAATATTAATTGGTTATTATGACCATATTTATAACAATAATTACATACTAGATGGCAGATACAAGTGTATTTACAAGATTAAGGAGATTATTTTCTACAGATGTAGTAATAAGAAACGTTGGTGGTGACCAAGTCAAAACTATAGATTCGGGTCATATCCAATCTAGCGGTGAGTACGAAACTAATGCGTTAGTAGATAGATTTAATAAAGTCTATTCTTCAGCCCCTACCTCGTTATATGGGGCACAATTTAACTTAAATTACCAATATTTAAGAACACAATTATATTCAGAATATGATGTAATGGACCAAGATGCTATTATTGCTTCTTCCTTAGATATTATAGCAGATGAATCAACTCTTAAGAATGATATGGGGGAAGTACTCCAAATTAGAAGTTCTAATGAGGATGTACAAAAAATACTTTATAATTTATTTTATGACGTATTAAATGTAGAATTTAACTTATGGATGTGGGTTAGACAAATGTGTAAGTATGGTGATTTTTTCCTAAAATTAGAAATAGCAGAAAAATTTGGTGTTTATAATGTAATCCCATATACTGCATACCATATTGAAAGAATTGAGGGATATAATCCTGAAAACCCTGCTGAAGTAAAGTTTAAATGGAATCCTGAAGGTTTTTCTGGTGGTTCTTCTAGTGGTTATTATAATGTAGCGGGAGCTAATGGAGCAAATGATGATAGGGGTGGAATTACATATGACAATTATGAAATGGCTCACTTTAGAATGGTAGGTGATGTTAATTATTTGCCTTATGGTAGGTCATATATTGAACCTGCTAGAAAACTATTTAAACAGTATACGTTAATGGAAGATGCGATGTTAATTCATAGAATTGCTCGTGCTCCTGAAAAAAGAGTATTTTATGTAAATGTTGGTGCAATTCCACCTAATGAAGTAGAAGCATTTATGCAGCAAACTATTTCAAACATGAAACGTACCCCAATGATGGATGAAAAAACAGGTGATTATAACCTAAAGTATAATATGCAAAATATGCTTGAAGATTTTTACATCCCAGTTCGTGGAAATGATAGTGCAACAAAAATTGATACTACACCCGGGCTACAATATGATGGTATTGCCGATGTTGAATATTTAAGAGAAAAATTATTTGCTGCTTTAAAGGTACCTAAGGCATTTATGGGGTATGATGAAAATACTGAGGGTAAAGCAACATTAGCGGCCCAAGATATTAGATTTGCACGTACCATTGATAGAATACAAAGAATATTATTATCTGAATTACAAAAAATAGCATTAGTTCATTTATATACCCAAGGATATAGAGATGAATCTTTAACTAATTTTGAATTATCAATGACAACTCCTTCCATCATTTATGATCAGGAAAGAATTGAATTGTTAAAGTCTAAGTCTGAATTAGCAGGTACATTGTTAGAACAAGGTTTAGTACCATCTGATTGGATTTACCACAATGTTTATCACTTTAGTGAAGACCAATATGATGAATACAGAGATATGGTTCGAGAAGATTCAAAACGTAAATTCAGAAATGCTCAAATTGAGGCAGAGGGTAATGACCCTATATCATCTGGTAAATCATATGGTACACCTCACGATTTAGCATCTTTATATGGTAAAGGCAGAACTATGTCTGACCCAGGTAATGTGCCAGATGGTTATGGTGATGACTTAAAATTAGGAAGACCAAAAGATGGTATTACTAACAGGGGTAAACAAGAAAATAATTTTGGTAAAGACCCATTAGGAGTTAAACGTATGAAGGATACGGATAAAAACGATGGAAAAAACAGACCAAGGCTTTCTGAATTTGAAGACCCTAAGATTACATTTTTAAAGAATAAAGATATCTTTAATAAAATTAATGAAAAAAAGTTAATTTTTGAACAAGATAAAGATACTTCTTCTTTACTTGATGAATCTCAACTAAAATCCTAATATTTATAAATAAATATATTTTTGATGAAAATTAAACACTCAAAGTATAAAAACACCGGTATACTATTTGAACTGCTAGTCAGACAAATTACTGCGGACACTCTTTCAGGAAATGAATCTGCTGCTATCGACATTTTAAGAAAATATTTTGTTAAAACAGAATTAGGCCGTGAA